AAACAGCAAAGAAAAAGGATATAAGCGATCCTAAAAAGGCAAAGGGTTATGATTACAGTCCTAATGAGGATGATTATAAGTTTGAAGCAGACGATTTAAACCTTTACAAAGGTGGTATGGCATTTGGTAAAGGTGGAATGTACAAAGGTAATAAGAAAACATACGGAATGCGGTATGGTGGATTTACCAGAAGAGGTATGGGTAAGTGAAAACTAGCCTAACTGAAAAAGAAAGTCTATTCCTAGACGCTTTGTTTAACGATGCAAATGGTAACTTTCGGGCTGCTATGGACAGTGCAGGGTATTCTAAAGCAGAGTATCCAGCCAGAATAATCAAAAGGCTCAAAGATGAGATAATAGAACGAGCCGAATATGTACTAGCAGCCAATGCACCTAAAGCCGTACTGTCTATGGTCAACGTCATCGATGATCCTAGTGCATTAGGTAACAGGGAAAGACTGGCAGCGTCTAAAGAAGTACTAGACAGAGTAGGATTAGTCCGTACTGAAAAGATAGAGCATAAGGGTACACCATCAGCCGTAGTTGTCTTACCTCCATTAAATAAAGACGAAGATGAAGACGAGGAGTAAGACTAAACCAATACCATCTGTAGGTATAACGCCGTATGGTTATGATCCAGCTAAGAAAGGTCAAGATAAATCTTTCTATTACCCAGATGCAGAGGTACTAACTAAGCTAGAAGAAGCTATAGTAAAGATTAGAGAAGATCAACAACCAGTAAGAAAGGTCGCAGGGTGGTTAGAGAATGAAACCAATAGGAAATTATCTGCTACCAGACTACACAAATTGGCTTGGACGAAAGAAGAACTTGATGCTCGTAGAGAGAAAAGAGAAGCCAATCTCAATAAACAACAGAAGAAAGTCAACCGACTCAAGAATACAGTTAAACAGACTAGCATTAAAGCAGAACAGGCAAAACGTAGACTTAAAAAAGCCACTGCTCAACCTAGTGATATAGAACAAGAGACATTTGAGTTTCCTAACGATACAGTTGCACCAGAACAGGAAGTTGCATTTGAACCTAATAAAGGTCCACAGACAGAGTTTCTGGCAGCAGGAGAACGAGAAGTATTTTATGGTGGGGCTAGAGGTGGNGGTAAAACCTATAGTCTANTAATAGCACCATTAAGGTTTGCACATAAATCTGCACATAGGGCATTACTATTGCGTAGGTCTATGCCAGAGTTAAGGGATGTTATCTTTCAGACACAACAGATATATCCTAAAGCATTTAAAGGTGCTAAGTTTAAGGCACAAGAAAACACTTGGCACTTTCCAAGTGGAGCAAGAATAGAGTTTGGATACTGTGAAAACTTACAAGATGCACTTAGATATCANGGNCAATCATATACATGGATCGGTGTGGACGAGCTTCCNCAATATGGCAACNCAGATATATGGCATTTTCTTAGGTCATCGTTAAGAACAGTAGACACAAGTATACCTTTGCAGATGAGGGCAACTGGTAATCCAGGAAATATAGGATCTGCATGGGTTAAGAAAATGTTTATAGACCCTGCACCACATGGTAAAAGGTTTGTAGAAGAAGTAAGATTTACTGCTAATGGAGAAGAGATAGTATCTGGTATTAGTCGTAAGTTTATTGCAGCGTCAGTATGGGATAATCCGTACTTGACACAAGACCATAGTTATGTATCAATGTTGGGGTCACTACCAGAGGCCAAACGCCAACAGTTTTTATATGGGAATTGGGATGTTGTCGAGGATGGAGCGTTTCCAGAATTTGATAAAGATATTCACACGGTCGAAACATTTGAAGTACCTAGTGGATGGACTAAGATCAGATCATGCGACTGTGTCTATGCTTCTCATTCTGCTGTTCTGTGGGGAGCTATTGATTACGACGATGTTCTTTGGATCTATCGTGAGTTATATGTTAATAAACTAACAGCAGACAAGTTAGCATGGGCTATCTTAGACGCTGAAGAAGCTGACGGTAAGATATATGATGCTGTACTAGACAGTTCCTGTTGGGCCAAGCGAGGTGATGTAGGTCCATCTATTGCAGAAGCAATGAACAGAGAAGGATGTAGATTTAGACCTTCTGACAGATCTCCAGGATCTAGGGTAGCAGGTAAAATAGAGATGCACAAGCGTCTACAGTTAGATGAAGATACAGAAGAACCTAAACTAATTATAATGGATAGTTGCCGTAACTTAATAAGTCAGCTACCTGCACTACCGTTAGATAAGCGTAATCCAGAGGATGTAGATACAAAGTCTGAAGATCACTTATATGACGCACTAAGGTATATGGTAATGTCAAGACCAATGAATAAGACTACAGCATGGGAAAATGTTCCCAAACAACGCTGGAAACCTTCTGATAATATGTTTGGATACTAAATGGCTGATGATTTTTTAGATACTGATGAGAATACTGCACTAGAGGATTCTAATCAATCTACTGAATACGATGATCTTATAGGGTATATCGATAAGAAGTTTACGACTGCCAAGACTGCACGATATACAGATGAGGCACGATGGTTACAGTCCTATAGAAACTATAGAGGTATCTATGGTCCTGACGTTAAGTTTACAGATGCTGAGAAGTCTCGTGTCTTTATTAAGGTAACTAAAACAAAAGTACTGGCAGCATTTAGTCAACTATGTGATGTATTGTTTAGCCAGAATAGATTTCCAATCGGTGTCGAACCTACCACATTACCTGATGGTGTGGTTGAAGCTGCCCATATAGATCCTAAAAAACCTGCTGGTATGGAAGAAGAACCAGAAATGCCAGACATTCCATTAGTATATGGATTTAACGGTGATGGTAAAGACTTTAATGTGGGTGAGACTGCCGATACACTACTAGCCAAGCTAGGCCCACTAGAAGACAAGTTAAAAGGAATAGAAAACCTAGAGACAGGTGTAGGTCAAACTCAATCTTCTATTACATTTGAACCAGCTATGATTGCTGCTAAGAAGATGGAGAAGAAGATTAGAGATCAGCTAGAAGAGTCTGCTGCTACCAAGCATCTTAGGTTTTCTGCATTTGAATGTGTCCTGTTTGGTACAGGTATAATGAAGGGTCCGTTTGCCTTTAACAAAGAATACCCTAACTGGGGTGATGAAGGTGACTATGAACCTGTAGTTAAAACTATACCTAAAGTAGAGTATACATCTATATGGAACTTCTACCCAGATCCTGATGCTCTTAACATGGAAGACTCAATGTATGTTATTGAGCGTCATCGTATGACACGATCTCAGGTTAGAGCATTAAAGAAACGTCCATTCTTTAGAATGAAAGCAATAGAACGAGCCATAGAGTATGGTGAGAGTTATACTCGTGAGTGGTGGGAAGATGACATAGAATCAGACAGCTATGGTATAGACTCTGACGGTGGTGATTCCTACGGTGGAGTAGAAAGATTTGAGGTTGTAGAGTTCTGGGGTACAGTAGATACTGAGATAGCTAAAGAGGCAGGTATCAAACTACCAAAGGAACTAAGAAAGAAAGAAGAGATACAGATCAACTGTTGGGTATGTAATGATGAAATACTACGACTAGTAATAAANCCATTTACACCCAAGCGTATTCCGTACTGTTCCGCACCATACGAGATTAACCCATATAGTTTCTTTGGTATTGGTTTGGCAGAAAACATGGATGATACTCAGACATTGATGAATGGCTTTATGCGTCTTGCTGTTGATAATGCGGTATTATCTGGTAACTTACTTATAGAAGTAGATGAGTCTAACCTAGTTCCAGGCCAAGACTTGACAGTATATCCAGGAAAAATTTTCAGGAGACAAGGTGGCGCACCAGGACAAGCTATCTTTGGTACTAAGTTTCATAATGTAAGTAGCGAGAGTATGCAGTTGTTTGACAAGGCTAGGGTATTAGCTGATGAGTCAACTGGATTACCTTCCTACTCATATGGGCAAACAGGTGTTCAAGGTACTGGTAGGACCGCATCAGGTATCTCAATGTTAATGGGAGCAGCCACCAGTTCTATTCGTACAGTTATTAAGAATATAGATGACTATATGTTACGTCCTATGGGTGAAGCACTATTTGCATTTAATATGCAGTTTGACTTTGACTCAGAGATCAAAGGTGATTTAGAAGTTAGGGCTAGAGGTACAGAGAGCTTTATGAAGAATGAAGTTAGATCACAACGTCTAATAACATTCTTACAAATTGCAAGTAATCCTGTCCTCGCCCCATTTGCTAAGTTCCCATATATCATGAGGGAGATCGGTAGAACAATGGATCTGGATGTAGATAAGATTACAAACAATCCAGAAGAAGCAATGCGTCAGGCAGTATTGATGCAACAGATGCAACAACAAATGCAACCAGAAGGTCCACCAGCAGGAGCCAATCCAAATGATCCTACTGGAGGTGGAGGAGGTAATATAGGTGTAGGTACTGCTCCAGGACCAGGACAACAAGGCTTCCCAACAGGTGGTGGAGCTAATGCTGGACAACAACAACGTAGACCTGCACCACAACAAGGAGCCGCCAATGCACCGCAACCTCGCCCAGTCACTCCTCCCACTGGTCAACCAACAAGACTTCAATGAGCTATTTCAAAGCTACATAGACAGTAAGATTAATGATATAATTAGAGAGTTTGAGCAAGGAGAAAGTGAAGTGCAGATGTGGAAAGCTCAAGGTAAATTGCATATGTTAAGAAAGATAAGAGATATGCAGATAGAAGTTAAAGCAGTAGCAGATAGAAAATATCCATGAGTAAATTTAAAACAACATCAGATTTTATACAATTCTTATATAAAAAGTTTGGATTTTATCAAAGAAATCCTACTCTATATATGAGTAAAGAAAAGGGTAGAGAGTGGCTGGAAAAAAACAAAAAAAATACTTTAGAAAGTAAAGATAAAACATTACTACAAAGAGCAAAAGAAACAGCATCCTTAGGTACTGGTGTAAGCGATAGCACCGACCCTGTAGAAGATATGTTTCTTCCTACAAAAGTTTTAAAATCTATGAAAGGTGCTGCTGGAGAAAGAAGAATTAGAGGAGAGAGTGGATTTGAGACACTAAAAAAAGAAATTGGTGATAATTTTGACATAGATCAAAAAGGATCTAAAGTTCAAATAGGAGTAAACCAAAATGGAGAAGCATTTCTCTTAGATGGAAATACTCGTACTGCTGTAGCTGATAAATTAAATATTCCTTATCTTAAAACTGAGGTTAGGTATTTTAATGGTGGAGAATATGCACAAGGAGCATTTATGCCAAACGACATTATTCGTATGGCTAAAGATAAAAAAGGCGCACAAAAAAGTTTACAGTTTGAAAAAGNNNACGGAGAATATATAAAAGAAAATATAAAGAACGATAGAAAAGAACCATATAACTATATTGGTCAATTAGTAAATCA